TATCGTGCTCCATGTCCCGGTCGTATCGAATGTTCCGGTTGAAACTGCAAGGTAATTAGGATGATCTTTTGTAGGGCCTAATACAGAAAGTGCCAGTGATTCCAACCGTTCATATACGCTTCCGTTTGCGTTTGCTACTACCGTGGAGGTGTCCATGGCATTATCGGCGTCGTTGACTCCGATCATACCGGCAACCCCGGTAGCGGTATCGGCAACCGTAGTCCCGTTGGTCCCGATTGCGTCAACCAGGGATTTGGAGTCGGCAAGTTCGGTTCCTAAACCAGTTCCCCCTGAAGCTATAAAAGCAGCCAAAGAGTTGGCAACTGGGGCAGTCGCAAGGGTAGCTCCGTCAATTTTATCGGAATCTGCCTGAACGTGTTCAAGTCTTTCTAAAACCGAACCATCGGCATTATCGGCAACGGTTGAAGTGTCAGCTGCATTGTCAGCATCGTTGACTCCGATCAAATTAGTCGCTTCGTCATCTACCAGAACATCCAAAAGATACTCGTTCCGCTCTAAAACAGAGCCGTCCCGGTCAGCTTCAGCGGTAGCAGAAGTAAAGGCCGTGTTAGCAGCCGTTTCGTTTGTGCCGATTGCCCCAAGCAAAGAACCAGCCAAGGCTCCGGTCGTGGTTGTCCCGTCCGAGCCGAGAATGTCCAATAAGGACCTGGTATCAGCCGGAGCCACAAGCCCTCCAGCCGTTCCGGTCTCAAAATACTTACTCAAGAATTCGAGCCGTTCCAATACAGAGCCGTCCCGGTTTGAAGCTACGGAAGTAGAGGCAAAAGCATTATTATTGTCATCCACTCCCAGAATCCCGACTACCGATAAAGCGTCGTCCACCAGAGCCGCTCCGGTCGTTCCCAGTAAATCAACAACCGATTTATTTTCACCGATAGAAGTTCCCGTCCCGTTATTAACGGCTTCCTGGAGCTGCTCCAACCTCTCAAGAATTGACCCGTCCTGGTTGGCCGCCACATTCGTAGTTGCCGCAGAATTATTATTGTCGTCAACTCCGATCAGGTTTTCAGCCGTATCGTCCTGAGCCGGAAACATAACCGGACTTTTGTCAATCGCGGTTACAATCCAGTTCGGACCAACAGCTTTCATGGAGCCGGGATCAATAGCGGTCGTCCCGCCATCGGTATAAACCCAGTTGCCTCCGTAAGACCCGGTTGCCGCTCCTGAGAACTCAATCCCAAACTGCCCGGTCGTCATGTTCTGGATAATATTATCCTTGAGCAGGACTTCCAGGTTAATCTGGTCAGAATAAATCGGAGCGTTGGCGTATTCGCCGTGAATATAATTCCCTACCACATTCAGTCCGTTGACAACCCCGGCGGTAACATCCAGCCAGTCGGTCGCTCCGGTTGCGTCGCAACTGTAGGAAATACAGTTTTGGATGGTGACTCTATCCGCTCCAGAAGCGAGTACGATGGCTTTATCAAATTCAAATGTTGAAGTGCCAGGTTCGGGAAATATAAGCCCGTCAAGGAGTAAATCATCTCCTCCTGCCTCTACGCTGATACCGGTAACAACCTCGCTTATCCCGGCCAGATAACGGCCACCGACGATCTTACAGCCGGCCGCGCCGACCGCGATCGTTGCGTCAGTATCGGCAAAGGTAAAGGTAGGGGCGTTTGAACCGTTGCCGAGCATATAAATAGTTACCCCGGCAACATCGAGATCAAACCCGTCGGCAGCAGTGAAACTTTCAGCATGGCCGGGAGCTACCATAATAACGTCGCCATTACTGGCCGTGCATTTATTGATAGCCGCATCAACGGTAGTAAGGGCGGATTCCCAGGAAGTACCAAGCCCATCAGCACTTAAACCGCTATCAACATAATAAGTGTCGCCGGTCCCAAGATTAAGCGCCTTGTCCATGGTTACGAAATCGGTCAGGTTTTTATAAGCCTTATTGCCGCCGACCAGCACAACCTTGGACTGGGCAAAAACCGGGCCTCCACTGAGCCCCAAAACAACCATGAGGATCAGCAAAAAACCCTTTAAGCTAAAATTTTTTATTTTCATTCTTTTTTGCCTCCTGTTAAAAAAAGTAGTGAGGCTCCACGCTAAAATGAGCATGGAGCCAAAGCCTATAACCCATTACTCTGAAGCGGCCTGTGTTACCGCTGCAGAATCGTCGTATTTAATCAGTAATGTAACGTTTGCCACCCCGCCAAGGACCGTAGTATCAAAAGACACCTTAATAACCTGGTTTGCGGCAGTCGAAGAATCCGGATCGAAGATCAAGTCCTTGTTTGTTGTATCTGGTGTTCCTTCAAGGATTGTTCCGGCGGCAGTGTCTCCAGTCGGAGCTGTTGCAGTATTGACTGCTGTCGTACTTCGGCTCAGGGTGATTGTGCCTGTCGCTACAAGAGTTGCATTAGCAGTAACTTGAAAAGCGTTTACAATACCTCGGCATGGGACGGGAATGTAATAATCTTCTACCCCGCCTGCGCTATACAAATTGATATAAATATCCTTCATGTTTTAAACTCCTTATGAGTTAAAAGGTTAAATTAAACCGGCTCCGCAAGATTGGTATGTCGGACGTGCATCTGCCGGTTGGAGCAATACAGATTGCCTCTCCACCTGGTGTTGGCGGTGATGGTGTCAGGCTGTCCGGATTCTTTCTTTGCGATCCACTCCGGAGTCGTAAAATTATAATCCTTGTGCGACCTCAGACTCAGGTAATTGAGATTCAACGCGTCAAGATAGCCGGTATAACTGGCGTCATAGCGGGTATCGGCGACAATCGGAGCTCCCCGGAAAAGGATGTTTTCCCAACCCGCGTCAACCATTTTGGAATCTCCAAACCTCTGCTGGGTCTGTAAGGTTCTCTCGTATCCGTCTTTCAGGGCTTGAGTAGTTACGCAGAAATTCGGCATAGATCCCCGGTGTTCGCCAAATCCGGGAGTCCGGAAGATTTTCTGCATTACTTCAAAGGAGATCGCCTCGGTCGTGGTAATGACGTTGGCTTTCCACTGGGACATTTCGTCCTCATCAATGGAGCCGTATTCGGTTGAGGTCGTGGTATTGAATAGATCCCCCAGACCGTTGATATGGTCGTCGGTCGAAGCGGCGGCAATAACATTATCAGCCATATTGGTTCTCGCGGCCTTGATAATGCTGTTCATATATTGCCGGGTTAGGGAAATAATCGCTTCCTCGCCGGTATTCTGGGTGAGGTCGTCAAGGTTCAGGGTGTTCGATCCATAAACACCAGCCCACCGGAAACGAGCCGCGTCGATGATGTCCTTTTTGGACTGATTGATAACCGTACTCTTACCGTAGGCGCCGCCGTTGGAAGCCGCGAATTCCAGTGGAATTTTGACTTTCAGGCCGCCATCAACAATTTCATGGGGTTTAACGGTCCAGTTGTCCCGCTCGATCGCCAGCCCCATAAGTTTCCACAATAAGGCGCTCGCTTTATTAACGATGTCCTCGGGTTCGGTTTGCATCCAGTAATACTGGGTTGTTGCATTTAATTGATTAATCAAACTCATTGGTTTTGCCTCCTATTGGTTTTTTTTTAAGACCAATCAGGCTTATGTTTTTAGTCCTCTCAAAACTGCTCGCATTCCCGCGTCAACTTTTTGAGGATTGAGCCTTTCTGGTCCTAATTTTTCTGTTGGGTTTACGTTAATTTCCTGTCCAGTTGATGTTATAACTGTTCCTGTGTGCCGTTCTCCGGTTGCTATTTCAAGGCGCCTCTTAAGCTCCGAGGCTTCCGTAAATGCTTTGTCATGCTTCATTTTCCAGTACGCCGACACCGGATCGTGGAAGCCTGCACTTTCCCGGATAAGCTGATCCAGGGCTCCCGATTCCTGAAATTGCTTAAAATCAGGATTTTCCTTGTGAAAATTTTCAAGGGCTTTCTGCGCCGCTCGCTCTTCTTTTAGCTGGTCCCGCTGGGTGAGCTCTTCCTTGATTTTTTTGGAAGCGATACCCAGGGTTTCTTCTTTCCCTTTTTGGTGAGCAAGCTCAAACGCCTTGCCTTGGAGTTCGGTTTGTTGCTTTTGCAATTTGGTCAGCTCTTTGGTAAAGTCCGGATCGGTAACGTCAAGCTCAGCAATTTTGCCGGTAACTGCTTCAATCTGGGTTTTAACTTCACTGATAGCAGTGTCGTACTGCTGAAGTTTCCCGCTCTCCGCGGCCTTGGCCGCCTCCAGTTCCCTTTCGGACTCATACTGAGCGACCTTACTTCTTAATTCGCCGAGTTCTTTGCCTTGTCTCCCAAGCACTGATTTAAGATTGTCGTGTTCTACCGGGTCAATTACTGTGCCGGTCCCGGTGCCTTTGTCGTCAATTATTGGATCTGCCATGGTGTTGCTCTCCTTTTTCCGGGCCAGTTGCATTGAGGTTGTCCATTTGGGCCTCGCAATGGTTGTCCAGAAATTAAACGGTTAAAATAAATAAAAAGCCCGGTGTCCATGGGGCGGTTGACCGCTTATCCATGATTCACCGGGCTTATGAGTGTCCTTCTCTATCGAGTAGGTCTTATCAGTGTCCGATTATTAGGTTATGTGTTTTTTCTACATCCCATGTAACCTCCAAACAATTTGGTTGTTGGCTTTGTTCTTCTGCCTCCTCTTAATTCTTAAAACAGTCAGTAACGCAAAAAGTCCAAACGCCATGATATACAGAAAAAGTTCCATTACAAATCCTCTTTTTTTATGATCTTGGCATTCCCTCGAACGCCGCCTTGATTAACAAACACAGTTAAAGAGAATTCTCCCGTCGGGGACCCTTGAACCCACCGCTTAAACTCTTCTTTTGCCTGTTCAAAAACCTCATTTGCTTTATTAGATTGCCGAAAATTTTCCGTCAATTTTATGATCGCCCCCTTTTTCATAGATGCCGTTTTGTTTGAGATGCCGGTTATAGGCAGTCCTTGACTCGATAGGTTTTTCCCCCGGAGCAACCAGCACTTTCGAGGCTGATTCAAGCCAAGTGAAGTTTGTATCAGTCTTTAATCCGCCATGGCCGAGGGTGATAATCTTTCTTGATATTCCGTTGCATTTTGGGCAGGGAAGATTTTTTATTTCTCCCTCAACCACTTCCTCGTGGGTATGGCCACACTGGTAACATTCAAAGTCGAAAATTTTAAGCATTGCACCCACCGCCTTGGTTTATTGACAACCAGGTTAAAAAAATAACAAGCAAATATAAGAATGTGTATGCCGCTAAAAACGGTGGCATTACTCCTTAACCTCTTCAATCCGGTTGTTTTTCGCTTTATAAATTTTGCCGCACTTTAAGCAGGCAAATAGGTCAGAAGTCGAAGCATACGGATCCCCGTTGGCTTTAAGCTGGAAGAGGATATTGGTAAAAACCGATCCTCCGCACTTACATTTGAATTTTTCAGGCATATTATTTTCCTTTTCTTAGTTTGTTTCGGGCTTTAACCCCAATTTGATTACTCGGCTCCCAGCCGGTCTTTCTCATAGTCCCATAAACATAAGCGTCTTTGCGCTCCTGAGGCCAGTTTTTATTTGCCACCTGCCGTCTCAATCTCCGCTCAAGTTCTTCCGGCATTATGCTTGCGCTCCCTGATAAGCCCTCGGGACTCCAGGCCTCGCCCCTTGAAGGGCAACATTAGTCTTTTTCCCATTCACATCCCCCGGTCCGCCCTGCGGCTCTAAGAGGTATTGTTTTAGTTGAATCGCTTCTTCTTCTGGCATACCGGCTTCAATTAAAACCTGCAATGCCTGGTCAAGTTGGCTCTCTGCGGTCCTTTCAATTTCTTCTTTCCAGTTCGGCCAGTTGATTGCTTCCAAATATCCTCGTTGTCCGATAGCTTTCTGGTCAAATAGCCGTTGCGCCAGTTCTTGAATGTGAAGCGAGGTTCTTGGCGTCGATGATCCGGCTTCCACCACATAACCAAAACTTCTCCCGGCGTAATTCACGCCGATAAATTCGACCGGCTCCTCGTTGACGTCCACCAGCTCGCTCTTAACGCCATAATTCTGCCATAGACCGATAGCCCACCGTCCCCTTTCTTCAGCCAACCTATCAACTGCCAGGGTTTTGGTCTGCATGAGAACCTGGTTTCGTTCCTGGAGCGCAACAATGGCACTCGCAGCAACCACACCCTTTGGAGCAATCCCACGGTCAGCGTCCTCGATCTGATACACCCGGTCGAAAAACTGGATAATTATTTCCAGTACTTGAAAAAACGTGGCCGGTAAATTAGGGATCTGCATAAACTCAATGCGGGCGTTAGGCGTAGTCGGCATTAAAACCAGCCGGCCTTCTTTCCCCAGCGCACTCTCAATCTGTGTTCTACTGATCCCGCAATGCTGCTGAATGATAAGCGGCGGCGCCATAACTTGGAGCACATACGACACCAGCCGGGTAAAAATCTGATTGATCTTGACTATTAAATCCCCCACCTGTTCAGCCGCGGCAAATCCCCAGATGGAAATTAAATCCGGATAGCTGTTGGCGAATATAACCGGGAATCGGCCCCAGGGATGGGTTTTAAACGTCATTTCAAGCGGCAATGCCGGATTGATGTTCGGATTACTGCAATCGTCCAAGACCAGTATCCCCTCATGCGCCCCTGGACTGTCATTTTTTGCCTTGACGATGGTTACTTTCCTGATCCCGTCCGGGTAAACGGGACTCTTTTCCGTTATTGTCTGTAAAACAGTATTACCCATGTCATCCATTTTTGGGTTGCCCTGTTCGTCAACAGCGGGCTCCTGCCGGGTTGTGGTTTGCTCTCTGCTATCCCGGATCCATACCTCTATAACCAAACACCGCTCAACCTTTGACTCCGTTAACTCCGCTCCCCGGTTTACCGGCGTCATGGGGTCTGAGTAATTCCCCAAACTCTCGCGCCGTCCGTAACTTACTGGCGGTTTATATTTCTCTCTTTCTTTTCCCAGGAGATCATAAGCGTCGTCAGGAGCTACCCCTGTAACCCCGAACTTCTTTTCGATGGCGTCAACGTATTCCAAATGTAGATAGCAGATATATGGGCACTGCGTGCTTACATCTTCCCAGTTCCCGGGAGCAGGGAAAAAGCCAAACGGGTCGGTTAAAAGTATTCCGGGTTCTTTTTTGGCGCTATCCCAGAAAGGTTTAATGATCGGCGATATTCCGTAGATTTCCATTCCCCGGGCGGTTTTTTTTGTTTTCCCCCGCTGGTCGGTATCCTTCCACCACTTCTTTAGCCGGGAAGATAAAACCTTTTCAGCTTCATCGCCGATGCCGTCCATGTCAATCACTTCTGCGGTCGGATCTTTGGCGGTGATGTTGCTCACCGTCCGCTCGATGTTGGCAAAATAGAAATTAACCGGCGTGAAAACCTTTTTTACGGTCGATCCCACATCGCCATGCTGCCCTCGATACAGGGCATAGTTAGCCAGCATCCGTTTTGCCACCTGGAGCCGCTCCTTTTCGGTCTTGGCAATCTCAAAAAGAGTATTAAAAAATTTGCCAACGTCCTGATGATCCTTCGGAGGAAGGTTTAAAAGTCCCCAGTCTTTTGAGTAATCGGTATCAGGCATTTTATTCTTTCTCTAAAAATTCTTCATTGTTTGGGTTTTTACTCGGTCTTGAATAATACCGCCCGTTATTTTTGTAAATCTGGTATCCTGCTTGAGTTTCGCCATTAACACCGGCATTCCACCCTTTGCTTTTTCTTCCCTTGAGCAATAACCCGGTTTTCGGCTCTCTTGTGGATGAATGTTTTACATAGTCGTTTAATTCCGGGTGCCATCTCCACTACTGGAAAGAATCTGAACCGTCAGAATTCCCAACCAACTCACCTCGAAATTTATCAGGTTTTAGTTCCTTTAATGGAGCCGACTTCATTAATGGCGCTGCATTTTCGGAATCGTAACCATCGCCCTCGGGATCGAACTTCTTAAGCTTCGCTCGTGCTTTTGCTCCAATTAATAAATCAGGCATTACCTTGGACCTCCTTCACCAACGAGGATAATTCCTTAAACCCCAAACCGCTTTCCTTCAACATCTCTTTCCACGGTTTTCCTTCAGCAATCATTGAGGCAACCAGTTCCTTTTTAGTTACATCAGATTTAATTTTTTCTTTCACGTCTTGCGGCTCTTGTTTTGGTTCTTCGATGACCATCAGCCTGCCGCTCGGAGCTAACTGAGCGCCACACTGAGGACATATCATATCGCTTGCCAACGTTGCCGCGCTTTCAGCGAATTTTATTTCTCGGTTATCTTCCCCGCCAAATGGTGTCCATCCCCACGACCTCCAGGGATCCATTAGTCTGACCATTGATCCGTTAGCCCGGGCATCCGGATTATAATTTTCAGTGGTTTCGTGGTAGCATTTGCGACAATTCGGGCATTTAACCAATCCCATTACGCACTCTCCTTGTCATTAAACCTGTCCAGAAAATCTATCGTCCTGGATAAAATTTTCTTTTCTTCCGGGCTTGGTTCTTCTTCTCCTGGGAAATTAGGAGCTCCTGAACTTTCAGGAATGGTAAAAACCTCACCCTTAGGTGATTGAGTTGATAAAAACTTGTCGCCTTTTTGAGCCTGGCCCCGGAACACCAGCCAGCCACCGGCAAACGCACCAATCACCGTTATTAATGCTCCGGTTAGAATCAATCCTGCTATAATTAGAATGAGTTTTATTAAAATTGCGTCAGGCATTTTATTCTCCCACCATAAAAATATTACTGCCAACATCGTCCATCCATTGACAACGACAAACCAACGAATGGACCAGCCCACCGACGGCTACAATGGCCGGATCATCCCGGGTAAACTCTAAAACCCGGGCCTTAATAACCTCGCACCCACCGAAATAGAGCCGTTTTGCTATAATCGAGCTCCTGAGCGCCCTCACATAGTTATCAAAAATCTTATCCGTGTAGAAATCATCAGGAGGTGTTACCAGAATTGCCGCCCGTTCGCCACTTTGTTTGGTGAGTAATTCATTCCTGAGAGCTAACACTGTTAAAAATCGTTCCGGATCGCCGTACCATATCCTGAGTAAATTAGGTTGAATGCCAAAACCATATTCTTCACGGAGTTTTAAACAGCCGCTGAGTAGCTCAGGCACATCGTTTGATTGAAACTCGGCTAACAACTGAAACTTGGCTTGTCTAACATCGTAATCTTTATCATCAGCTCCCGGTTTGACTATCCCAACTACTGCGATATACCCAGGTTTCCCCTCGTTCTTCTCGTCGACTTCCGTAGGCCAGCCAATACAGCCGTAGAGATCATAAAAATATTGGCCTGTCTCCTCGTTCTGATAATAATACGGCCGCTCCACCATGGGTTGGCCGGTTACCCGGGCATGATCCCGGCGAGCCATAAACAACTCGGAGGCGTAGGGCTCATGGATGAATTTGATTTTTGAGGTCATTCCGGATAATCCTCTAACTCCAAATCACTGAATACCCCACCTTTGATCCGTGAAAAATGGCTATAACGTACCGCATCCCAACAATGGTTATGAGCATCCACAATTATTGACAATACCTCTCCGGTGAGCTTGTCAACCTTATAGGAATATAACCGTGCCTCATCTGCGGTGTGCTTGCACCGCTCATGGATGATAATCTTTTCAAATTTTCTGAGGTAGGCAATGCCTTCCCTGATTGATCCTTTTTCGTTTGTTTTAGACTCATCATGCTTCCAGGCTTTTGGAGCCCCTTTGACGTTGAATCCTTTTTTTTTAGATGTGAGATTGTTTCCGGCCTGCTGTTATCTGCCCGGATCGGCCACTCACGCGATTCTGGGACGGTATCAAATAGATCCGGTATATCATCCAAGTCAACACCAATTCCATACGCCTCATAGTCGATATAGAGGGTGTTGCCAATAATGAATGACCGGATCAATGTTGTCGGGTCCTGAGAAAAACCCCAGTCAGCGCCGTAATAGAAATAAACATCAT